TTCGATAACGAACAGATGGTGGCTTAAATGGCTGCTCCAGCATTCCTCCTCCCGATGATACTTGGTGCCGCAGCCGCTGGTGTCGGCGCGCTGGCGATGAAGGGTAGCTCTCCGTCCCCGCCACCTGTTCCAGCCGCGCCNCCTCCNGTGGCACCTGCTGCNGCACCAACCACTGAGAAACCACAAAAGACTGGAATGCAGGGCTCGCCATCGTTCTTGGGCGGGGCTGCACAGGCTGGCTTGCCCGGTGCCGACGCTATCGGCGGACAAAAGACACTGTTAGGCGCATGATCGTTATCCCTGAAGATGAACGAATACCAGTCTCGAAAGTCCCGGAGCCGACTGTCGATCCGAAGTTTGTTCAGATGGCTGCTGGCGAGATGCAACGAGAGGGGATCATTCCGCAGGGCGGATTCAGTGCGACTAGAGAGCAAATGTTCTCGACCACCCCAACGGCACAGCAGCGGGGTTTTGCAGATCGTCAAACTGATGAGGAAAAGTGGGTCGAGATGACCAAACAGCAAACTCAAAAAGAGTTTGATAACTGGATGAAGGAGCGGGATCGGCAGCTGTATGGGGATCAACCAGTTGGTATGCAGTACAGTAACCGCTGGGCGGGATACGTCAATAAACTGACGAATGAGCAAAGGTATAAGAGTGGAGCCGAGGAGGATACTCACTTCGAGCAGTCAAGAATAAGATCACTCTCCCGTGAGCGAGGAATATGAACGCGCCTGTTCTATCCAAGACCCTGCCGATTGATGATCCCTCTGATCAGGACCTTCGCTATCGGCGCTTTGTTGAGGGGCGACTGATTGGCCTGCGGATTAACCGATACTCGTGGTGGACCCATGCGCGAGAACTCGCTGATTATTTCCTGCCACGCCGATATAAGTGGATCGTCACACCTAATCAACAGTCTCGCGGATCACCTATTAACCAGCACATTATCGACAATACCGGAACCTTTGCTGCGAGAAATCTGGCAGCGGGTATGCTCACAGGGAAGTGCAACCCTACTCGTCAATGGTTCAAGCTGCGAATTGGTAGACTTGACTCTACCACTACCAGCCCAGTTTCTTTGTGGCTCGCAGAGTGCGAACGAATCACTAGACTAGTCTTTGCGGAGTCCAACTTCTATCCGAGTATCGCCACGTTCATGTATGACCTGGTTATCTTTGGGACCGCCTCCATCGTTATCTATGAGGACTTCGACGATGTTATAAACTGCGCGACCCCATGTTTCGGAGAGTACTACGTTGATATCGACGGCAAGTACAGACCGACGATCCTGTACCGAGAGTTCACAATGACGGTCTCCGCGATTGTCGATGAGTTTGGATACGAGAACTGTCCGAAGCCTGTCCGCGACCTCTATGACCAGCCCTTCACTGGCGCGAACCTCACTCGAGAGTTCATAGTCGCTCATGCGATAGAGCCGAACAATGATGATAGAGATTTTGGTGTTCCTAAGCGGTTTAAGTTTAGGGAGTGCTATTGGGTATGGGGTGGCTCTGCATCACCACAGGGCGGTGGTTCGTTCTCTCAGAGTTTTCTCAGGAAAAGGGGATATTACGAACAGCCTAATATCACCGGACGCTGGGATCTCGTCAGTAACGACGCTTACGGGCGCTCCCCTGCTATGGACGGACTTGGAGACCAGAAGCAACTCCAACTTGAGACCAGACGCAAAGCACAGGCCATAGACAAGATGGTTAATCCGCCACTAATCGCGGATATCCAGATGAAGAACCAGCCCGCCTCGCTGCTCCCCGGCGCGATCAACTACATCGCGGGGATGATGCAGCAGAGTAAGACCGGGATGGCCTCGATCTATGAAACGAAGTTCCCGGTGAACGATATCACCGCTGACATAGAGATGGTCAAGGACCGGATTCGCAAGGTATTCTTCAACGATCTATTTCAGACCATTACGCAATACCAGACCCGCTCAAACGTGACGGCTGCAGAAATCGACGCTCGCCGCTCCGAAGCAATGATTATGCTGGGACCTGTTCTTGAGCGGATCGACTACGAAGTTCTGCAGCCAATCATTTCACGGACCTTTGGGATTATGTTGAGGGCCGGGATATTGCCGAAGGCTCCAAAGGAAGTTCAAGGGCAGGGGATGAATATCGAGTTCGTCTCGATGTTGACCCAGGCCCAGGACGCATCACAGGCTGGTGGGATTGAGAGGGTCCTCCAGCTTGTGGGCGGCCTCGTCGGTGTTAAGCCTGAGGTCATGGACAACCTGGATATCGACTATACAGTTGACAAGTATTCGGCGCTGTTGAACAACGATCCGAAGATGATCCGATCGCCCGAAGAGCTGGCGGCGATCAGGCAGAAGCGGGAGCAGCAAGAACAGGCTGCGGCAATGGCGCAACAGGCCGACACGGCGCAGAAACTCAGTGCCGGTGCCAAGACGCTCTCCGAAACGCCAGTGAGAGGCGGAGGCGGAGGCGGAGGCGCGACGAACGCGCTGGAAGCAATGATGCAGGGTGGCGGCGGTGGATAATGCAGCGGATCGGAAGAAAATCAGAGAAGCTGAGAAGCAAGCGAAGAGGATCGAGCAACAGCGCGCCGGAGTCATCCGGCAAATCATGGGAACTACCTATGGACGAGAATGGATCTGGGCCAAGCTGGAAGGAGCCCACATTTTCCAGTCAAGTTTCGCTGATAACGCACTGCGTATGGCGTTCTTGGAGGGAGAGAGGAATTTGGGTATTGGCCTGCTCAATGACGTGATGAGGTTCTGCCCCGACGAATTTATCCTAGCAATGAGGGAAGCAAATGAGCGATACACACATGGCACCGTCCCCGGTGGAGCCCCCGCAGCCGAATACTCCGGAGGCGAGGACGGTAACGGGCGAGCTGAAACCGAATACGAGTTTGACTTCGACGCCGACGCCAGTGGACGGGAAAACTGACGGCGAGAAGAAGCCCGAGGATCTGACACTTGCGACGAAGAAGGAGGCCGGAGCCGTACCGGATCACTACGAGTTCAAGGTTCCAGATGGCTACGAGCTTCCAAAGGAAGTTGTTGAAAAGGTGACACCGATCTTCAAGGATATGAAGCTGACTGGTGAACAGGCGCAGAAGATGCTCGACCTGCACCATGAACTGGTGAAGGAAAGCCAAGAGGCGCCGTACAAGCAGTACGAGACTATGCGGGATAACTGGCGGAAAGAGGTTATTGCGGATCGGCAGCTGGGCAACGGCCGCGATGACCTCTCTGACAGCACGAAACAGAACATCAACGCCGCATTCAACGCTATCGGCGACAACCGCCTCGTGGAAGAGTTCAAGCAGGCGATGAATATGACAGGGGTCGGAGATAATCCGGCTTTCCTGCGCGCCTTCGCGGCGCTTGGTAGTCATTTCAAGGAGGGGACCCAAGTTAATGGGAAGGGTCCGTCTCCTGAGGGCCAGCGCGGCCCAAGCAGCAAGCCGCCAACGGTGGCTAATGCTATGTACCCCAATCTACCTTCGTCATCCTAGCCGCAGAGTCGGATGAAAGGCTAAACCGCCTAGATAGGAGCATGAAGTGAGATGATCCTCCAACCAACAGGAGCCTTAAATGGCAACCATCGGCTCGACCGCATTAACCTATGCGGATTGGGCGAAAAGACTCGATGATGGCTACCATGTTGCCAGTATCATCGAACTTCTCTCCCAAACGAACGAAATCCTCGACGATATGCTCGTCGTTGAGGGGAACCTACCGACGGGACATAAGACCACGGTCCGCACTGGCCTTCCGCAAGCCACTTGGCGCTTGCTGAACCAAGGCGTGCCGAACGCTAAGTCCACGACCGCCCAGATCGTCGATACTTGCGGCAATCTTGAGACCTACGCAGTTATCGATAAGGACATCGCTGATCTTAACGGGAACACTGCTGAGTTTAGACTGTCCGAGGTCAAAGCATTCCTCGAGGGAATGTCTCAACAGGTTGCTGCCACACTGATCTACGGAAACCAGTTCACGAATCCTGAACGGTTCACTGGACTGGCCCCACGGTACAGCACTAAGACCACAGCAGCATCTCAGACTGCGAATAACGTGCTGGACGGCTCCGGTACACTCAGCACCAACACCTCTATCTGGATCGTTTGCTGGGGGTCGGATACTCTCCACGCAACCTTCCCCAAGGGGAAGATCACGGGCCTCCAACACCGTGATATGGGAGAGTGGCCGGTGGCGGATACGGCTGGCAACACCTATCAGGCCTACCGCGATCACTTTAAGTGGGAAATCGGGTTAGTGCTGAGGGATTGGCGCTATGTCGTTCGAGTGGCGAATGTTGACGTTACACAGCTATCTGGTGTGTCAGCAGCAAACCTTATCAATCTCCTGGTCCGTGGCCTGTATCGTCTACCCACGGCACCAGCCTCGGCTACGACAATCCAGACCTCTGACACGCCGGAGATCCGGGCCGATATGGGACGGACGGTCATCTACTGCAACCGCGTCATCCGTACCTACCTCGATCTTCAGGCGATGAACAAAACCAACGTGCTGCTCCGGCTGGAGGAGTTCGATGGCAAAGCCGTCACGACCTTCCGTGGCATTCCAGTCAGGACCTGTGATGCGATCCTGAACAACGAACCTCAAGTGACCTGAAGGAGGGCCACAATGATCCTCGACAATGCACTTATGTTCACTGGCACGTCTAACGGCGCGACAGCTGGCATCACTTGGGTCGGTGGGACGAACACAGATCGGCCCACCAATGGGGCACAAGACGCCTCTAACATCATCGACCTAGGTCTTATCAATGGCGTCCCTGCCTCCGCTGCTGGCGGCGGCGGTGCTCGTGATATCGGTATAGGCGATGACCCGGCGATGAAGTTGCTGGTGGTCTGCACTGTTCCACTGGCAGGTGGCACTAACATCTACTGCCAACTTCAAGGCGCCCCTGATGCTGGTAGCAACACCCCCGGCTCTTGGACGGTGATGTGGACAGGACCGACTATCCTGACAGCCGCTGCAGTGGCCGGTGCCTACCTCGCCAATGTGGATGTTCCTCGAACGATCGCTGGTCAGCCATTACCTCGGTACCTGAAGCTGACCTTCAATACCTCTGGAACCTTCACCTGGACAGGCCCACAGGCTGCTGGCGGTGTCGAAGCCGCGATCGTTCTGGATCGGTTCGATCAGATCGTTGGTACATCGGCGCCTGCTGGATC